GGCAAGCAGCAAGTCAACGCGCATGTCAAGAAGAAGTTCGGGCCCAAGGAAGCGGCCAAGACTGTCGTCAAGACGGCAGCGGTGAAGGCCGCCACGGGAGGACTCGGATGAACACCGCTGCGATGATCGCGTTCTTGCCGGCCAATGCTCCGTGGTGCAAGCAGGACTTCCCGCACATGACGCTGGTTTACGCCGGCGACATCGAGGGTCGAGACAAGACGGAATTCAACGCCATGGGCAAGGACGCGATCACCGCGGCTCGTGCCGTCCGAACTTTCAGTCTCATGGTCACGGAGATCCGCGAACTGGGCGATGAAGGTGAGGAAGTCGACGCGCTCATTTTCTACCCCATCCCTCAGCTGCTCCTGGCTCGCCAGGTCGTGGAGGGTTGGAACCAGAGCGAGTTCACGGAATTCCTTCCGCACGTTTCGATCGGCCCTGCCGGATCGGCTCTCGCGGATCAGGTCCCCCAGACGGATTACGTCGACGAAAGTTACCGAGCCAAGCGTCGCAACACGCTGCCAGCTTCGGTCTACTTCGATCGGCTCGCGATCTGCTGGGGAGAAGACAAGATGATTTTCTCACTGGGAGATTTCGACTACTAGGAGGTGAACGATGACGTTGTCGAACACGGCGACTCCGATTTACTACGGGCAATTTCGTGATGCAGTTCTTCGGGGAGAGATCCCGGTGAATCGCGAGATTTCTGCGGAGATGAACCGCATCGACGACCTCATCGCGAACCCAAATATTTACTACGACGATAGGGCTGTCGAAGGTTTCGTTCTCTACTGCGAAAACGAGCTCACCCTGACGGATGGTACCGACCTAGTTCTGCTTCCCACATTCAAGTTGTGGGCAGAGCAGATCTTTGGCTGGTGGTATTTCGTCAACCGATCCGTTTGGGAACCCGACCCGAACGGACAAGGCGGTCATTACGTAACCAAGACGCTCAAAGTTCGTTTGATCAAAAAGCAATTCTTGATTGTGGCTCGTGGTGCAGCGAAGTCGATGTACGCAAACTGCATCCAGTCGTATTTCTTGACAATCGACACTACCACGACGCACCAAATCACGACAGCTCCAACAATGAAGCAAGCCGAGGAAGTGATGTCGCCGTTCCGTACGGCCATCACTCGATCGAAGGGACCGTTGTTCAAGTTCTTGACTTTCGGGTCGATGCAGAACACAACGGGGAACCGATTCCTCCGGCAAAAACTCGCAGCAACAAAGAAGGGTATCGAGAACTTCCTGACGGGAAGTATTCTTGAGGTCCGACCGATGTCGATTGCGAAGCTTCAGGGTCTTCGACCCAAGATTGCAACCATCGACGAATGGTTGTCTGGCGACCTTCGTGAAGATGTCGTTGGTGCTATCGAACAGGGTGCCTCTAAGCTTGATGACTGGTTGATCGTCGCCATCAGCTCAGAGGGTACTGTTCGAAATGGCTCTGGCGACACAATCAAGATGGAGCTGGCTGAGATTCTCAAGGGCGATTACCTTCGCCCAGACACATCGATCTGGCATTACAAGCTGGACTCGCTCGAAGAGGTCGCCGATCCGGCAATGTGGGTGAAAGCCCAGCCGAACATCGGGAAGACCGTCACTTACGACACGTATCAACTCGATGTCGATCGAGCCGAGAAAGCTCCTGCTGCTAGAAACGATATTTTGGCGAAGCGGTTTGGTATTCCCATGGAGGGATACACTTACTTCTTCACCTACGAAGAGACAATTGCGCACAACCGCGTTGATTTCTGGGAGATGCCTTGCGCTCTTGGCGCGGACCTTTCGCAGGGCGACGACTTCTGTGCGTTCACATTCCTGTTCCCGCTTTCCCGCGGTCGATACGGAATCAAAACGCGCAGTTACATTTCTTCACTGACGCTGACGAAGCTTCCGGGTGCATTGCGTCAAAAGTACGATGACTTCAGGCGAGAGAACAGCCTCCATGTGATGGAGGGAACCGTTCTCGACATGATGGAAGTCTATGACGATCTCGACGCTCATATTTCGGAGTTCCGTTACGACGTTCGAGCTTTCGGGTTCGACCCGTACAACGCCAAGGAGTTCGTGGCGCGATGGGAAACGGAGAACGGCCCGTTTGGGATCGAGAAAGTCCCGCAGGGAGCGCGTACAGAATCGGTACCTCTTGGCGAGTTGAAGAAGCTGGCCGAAGAGCGGATGCTCATATTCGATGAAGATCTCATGAGCTTCACAATGGGTAATGCCATCACTCTTGAAGATACCAACGGCAACCGCAAGCTCCTCAAGAAGAGGACCGAAGAAAAGATTGATAACGTGGCGGCCCTGATGGACGCATACGTTGCTTTCAAGGCCAACAAGGAGGCGTTCGAGTGACGAGAGGAGGTAGAGGATGGCTTTCAAGGACCGGTTGATCAGTGGGTTGAAACACGGCTGGAATGCGTTCGTGAATCTCGACAATCGTGACCCGTTCCAGATGTCGGAGATATCGTACGGAACCCGGCCGGATCGAACTCGTCTCAGGGTCGCTAACGAACGCTCGATCATCGCGGCGATTTACAACCGAATTGCTGTCGATGTGGCTGAGTTGCAAATCATGCATGTCCGTTTGGACGAAAAAGATCGTTTCATGGAAATGATCCGGAGTAGTCTGAACGACTGTCTGATGACACAGCCGAATCTCGATCAGGGACCGCGACATTTCCGTCAGGATATGGCGCTGACCATGTTCGACGAAGGAACAATCGCGATTGTCGCCGTGGACACGTCGGCCAACCCGAACGAGACGGGTAACTTCGATATTTTCTCCCTCCGTGTTGGGCGAATTGTCAAGTGGAACACCGACACGGTCAAGGTTTCTCTCTACAACGAGCAGACCGGCAAGCGTGAAGAAGTAACCGTCCTGAAGAGGAACACGGCCATCGTCGAGAATCCTCTTTACACGGTGATGAACGAAAGGAACTCGACTCTTCAGCGATTGATCCGGAAATTGAACCTTCTGGATGCAGTCGATGAGCAATCGAGCTCCGGCAAACTGGACATGATCATCCAGCTGCCCTACGTGATCAAATCGGACGCGAAACGTCAGCAAGCCGATCAACGCCGCAAGGATATCGAGTTCCAGTTGAAGGGCAGCCAGTACGGCATCGCCTACGTCGACGGAACCGAGAAGATCACGCAGCTGAACCGACCGTCCGAGAACAACTTGCTGAAGCAGGTCGAGTATCTCACCGATCTCTTGTACAGCCAGCTGGGTATCACGAAAGAAATCATGGATGGGACTGCTGACTCGAAGGTCATGCAGAACTACCACAACCGAACGATCAAGCCGATTGTGCAGGCCATCGTCGAAGCCATGCGTGTTGGCTTCTTGACGAAAACGGCCCGCAGTCAGAAACAAAGCATTCTTTTCTTCCGTGATCCATTCGCGAACATTCCGGTGGATCAGCTGGCAGAAATCGCGGATAAGTTCACGCGCAACGAAATCTTGACATCGAACGAAATTCGACAGGGTATCGGCTACGCTCCGTCTCAGCAAGCTAAGGCCGATCAGCTTCGCAACAGCAACATGCCCGAGAAGGATCTCGGAAACCAACCTCAGCCGATCAAGGTTCCCTCGACTCGAGTGGATCCAGCCCAGATAGAGTCGTGAGCGTGAACTCGCTCTGAACATGAAAGGAGACGACCGTGACGAAGACCGTGACCAAGCACGATTTCGGTGGTTACGCGACCAAGGTCGGTCTCAGGTGCTCGGACGGGCGAACGATCACGTCCGAAGCATTCAAGCACATGCACGGGCAGACGATTCCGCTCGTGTGGCAGCACGGGCACGATTCGCCCCACAACATCCTCGGCCACGCGGTGCTCGAACACCGCGAGAACGACGGTGTCTACTCGTACAACTTCTTCAACGACACGCCGGAAGCCCAGGCGACGAAGAAGCTGGTCGAACACGGGGACATCACGTACCTGTCGATCTACGCGAACCAGCTCAAGGAGAACAGCAAGAAGGAAGTTCTCCACGGGCAGATGTGCGAAGTCAGCCTCGTTCTCAAGGGAGCGAATCCCGGCGCGAAGATCGACTTCGTCCGCGTCGCCCACAGCGACAGCACCATCGAGGTCCTCGAAGACGAGGCCGTCATCACGATGGGTCTCGAGCTCGAGCACGGCGACACCCTGGAACACAAGTCCATCCAGGACGTCATCGACACGATGGACGAGGACCAGAAGGAAGCTCTTTACTTCATGGTCAAGCAGGCCCTCGGAGACCAGAGCGCGTCGCACTCGGACACCGACAAGGACGCGGAGACCACATCCGACGAGTCCGACGAGGACGAAAACAAGAACGACGGCGGGGACGCGGACAAGAACAAGTCCCTCGAGCACAAGGAGAACGGCACGATGACGCGCAACGTCTTCGAACAGAACAAGACCGACAAGCAGGTCTCGGGCGACGGCGTCGCGGCCGGCGGTCACCTGTCCCACGCCCAGATGAAGCAGATCTTCGAGACGGCCAAGGAACTCGGGTCGTTCAAGAAGGCCTACCTCGCCCACGCCGAGGACTACGGGATCACCAACATCGAGGTGCTCTTCCCGGACGCCCAGAAGATCGACGACAAGCCCGAGTGGATCACTCGGAAGATGGCATGGGTGGAAGGGCTGCTGAACGGCACCCGGAAGCTCCCCTTCTCGCGGATCAAGACCATGACCGCGGACCTGACCCACGAGGAAGCCCGCGCGAAGGGCTACATCAAGGGTGAGCTGAAGAAGGAGCAGTTCTTCACGATCGCCTTCCGGGAAACCACCCCGAAGACCGTCTACAAGAAGCAGAAGCTCGACCGCGACGACATCATCGACATCACGGAGTTCGACGTGGTGGCGTGGCTGTGGGTCGAGATGCGCTTCATGCTCCGCGAGGAGATCGCGCGCGCGATCCTGGTCAGCGACGGTCGGGAGATCGACGACCCGGACAAGATCAGCGAGACGAACATCCGCCCCATCGCGTTCGACGACCCGTTCTACACGGACGTCGTCACGGTGCCGGCGAACGTCGACTCGGACGCCCTGGTGGAAGCCGTCATGCGGGCCCGGAACGACTACAAGGGCACCGCGCCGAACGCCTACATGACCTACGCGGTCATGGTCGACATGCTGCTGGCGAAGGACAGCCTCAAGCGTCGGCTCTACAACAGCAAGGCGGAGCTCGCGTCGGCCCTGGGTGTCCAGGAGATCGTCGAGGTCGACATCCTCGAGGGCGTGCAGCGTGACGGCGCCGAGGTCCTGATGATCATCGTGAACCCCTCGGACTACGCGGTCGGTTCGACCCGCGGTGGCGAGATCACGACGTTCGACGACTTCGACCTGGACTACAACCAGTACAAGTACCTGATCGAGACGCGTCTCGCGGGTGCGCTCATCTCGCCGAAGCGGGCGCAGGTCGTCCTCCGCGGCGCCGGCACGCTGGCCACGCCGACGGCGCCGACGTTCAACCCGACGACGGGTGTCATCACCATCCCGACCGTCACCGGCGTCACCTACAAGACGCAGGACTCGGGACCGCTCGGTGCGGCCGACACCACGCTCAGCGCGGGTGCGCAGACGGCGCTCACGTCCGGCCAGTCCCAGTCCGTCAAGGCCGTTCCGAACGCGAACTACTACTTCCCGCACAACTTCGACGCGGACTGGTCGTTCACGCGCCCGTAAGGAGATCGGGGTGGCAAGATATTTTGGGAAGGTCGGGTACGGAGAGAACGTCGATCAAGGTAACGGTGTCTGGAAGACCGTAGTCACCGAAAGGGATTACTACGGCGACATTCCTCGAAATTACCGTCGGTCGCAGGACGGTGAGAAAGTCAACAATGATCTCACCACTTCGACTCAAATCTCGATCGTGTCTGACACGTACGCGAACGATCATATTTCTGCCATCCGATACGCGGTTTGGAAGGGGGTGCGCTGGAGGGTAACTTCGGTTTCTGAGGCGCACCCCCGTCTGATCCTCGAGCTGGGAGGAGTATACAATGGGCCGATCCCGTCTTGATTTGCAAGCCATTCTTGAGGCGGTTTGTCCCAACGTATATTTCCAACCACCTGCGGACTTGCAGATGGTGTACCCCGCGATCGTCTACGAGATGGATCGCGCGGACACAAAATTCGCGGATGATCGACCCTACAGCGTCACCAAGCAGTACAGCATGCAATTGATCAGCGAAGACCCGGACGAAAGCATCTTTGACGCGCTTGCAGCACTCCCCATGTGCGTTCATGAACGTCACTTCGTCGCGGACAACCTGAACCACGAAGTGTTCAACATCTTCTTCTGAAAGGAACTCACGCATGACGAAGATCATGTGGGACCGCACGGGCGATCGGATGTTCGAGACCGGTGTCGACCACGGCGTGCTCTACGAGCGCGACCAGGCCGGCGAGTACTCGACTGGTGTCGCCTGGAATGGTCTGACCACCGTCACCGAGTCGCCCTCGGGCGCCGAGTCCAACCCCCAGTACGCCGACAACATCAAGTACCTGGACCTCCGGTCGGCCGAACTGTTCGGCGCGACCATCGAGGCGTTCACGTACCCGCCGGAGTTCGCCAAGTACGACGGCAACGGCGTCCCGACGCCCGGCGTCAGTGTCGGTCAGCAGACCCGCCGGCCGTTCGGCTTCTGCTACCGCACGAAGATCGGCAACGACGTCGAGGGCAGCGACCTCGGCTACAAGCTGCACCTGGTGTACGGCGCCACGGCGTCCCCCTCGGAGAAGGCCCACGCCACGATCAACGACTCGCCCGAGGCGATCACGTTCTCGTGGGAGGTCAGCACCGACCCGGTCCAGGTCGGCACGATCGGTGGGGTCGAGTACAACCCGACGGCCAGCATCGAGATCGACAGCACGAAGGTCGACCCGGACAGGCTGGCTGCGCTGGAGGACGTCCTCTACGGGGACGCCAGCAACGACCCGGCGATGCCGCTGCCGGCCGACGTCATCGCGATGATGAGCGGTACCACCACGCTCGCCACCCCGACCGAGCCGGCCTACAACGCGGGCACGCACACGATCACCATTCCGGCCGTCACCGGTGTCAAGTACACCATCGACGGCGAGGAGGTCGCCGCGGGTCCGGTCGTCATCACCGAGGACAAGATCGTGAAGGCGTACCCGGCGACGGGCTACCACTTCCCGGACGTCGTCGATGACGACTGGTTCTACGACTACAGCTGATCCACGAAGGAGGCAGAGAATGCTCGAGATCGAAGTTGTAACTGACGAGAACTTCGACGAAACAACCAGTATGTTCGTCGTCGCAAAGTCCGTCAAGGTTCGTCTCGAGCATTCTCTTGTCTCGCTGTCAAAATGGGAGTCTGTTTGGGAAGAACCGTTCCTTGGTAAAGAGAAGAAAACCACGGAACAGACAATCTCCTACGTCGAGATGATGCTGATCGACGAAATTCCCCAGGAGATTTTCCACAGACTCCTTGAAAAGCACATCGACGAGATTCAGACGTACGTCAACTCTCCGATGAATGCGACCAAGCTTCCAAAGTCGGGAAACAAGACCGCTCCGAAGGAGACGATCACGGCCGAGCTCATTTATTACTGGATGGCTCAGCTGAATGTCCCGTTCGATTGCGAACGCTGGCACCTGACAAGACTGTTCACCTTGATTCAGGTCATCAACATCAAGAACACGCCGCCGAAGAAGATGAGCGCAGCAGAACGCCATCGAATCGTCGCGGCACAACGAGACCGATACGGCACAAGAGGATAAGGGAGGTGTGATGGCAAGAATCAGTTGGTCCAATTCCGGCGAACGAGTGTACGAAGCCGGTATCGATCGCGGTGTGCTTTACGTCGACGACAACGCCGGCGTGCCCTGGATTGGTCTCGTCTCTGTGAACCAGTCTCAGTCTGGCGGACAAGCAAAACCACGGTATCTGGACGGAATCAAGGTCGGAAACCGTACATCTCCCGAAGAATTCGAAGCCACTCTCGAAGCATTCACTTACCCGGAAGAATTCGCGGTCTGTGACGGAATAGCTCGCACCGAAAACGGTCTTCGACTGAGGCACCAACGCCGTAAGCCTTTCAGTATGTCTTACCGGTCCAAGATCGGTAACGAACTGGACGGGCTGTCGCATGGCTATCGTCTCCACTTCCTGTACAACGTGACGGCGGAGCCCAGCGACCACGACTACAAGACTTTGACGAACGCCAGTGATCCGGTGACGTTCAACTGGAAACTGACGGCTCGTCCGCCGATCATTGCGGGATACAGGCCCACGGCTCATTTCGAGATCGACTCTCGAGACATCCCTGCAGAGCTGTTGCAGTTGATCGAAGACACTCTGTACGGAACCGATTTGGAATCGCCTCGACTGCCCTCGGCTCCCGAGCTGATGTTCCTCTTCGATTCCTTCGAGGACAACGTCTACGACGCTGGTACGCCCTACACGCCGGTCTTCGTCACCTACGACGCCGGCACACCCACTACTCCGATCACGGAAACCATCGATGGAGGTGCGCTGTAATGGCAGTCGGCACACGAATGCAGCAGCGGCGTGCCACGGCCGCCGAATGGAATGTGTCGGACTACGTCTTGGCTGCCGGAGAAATCGGCGTCACCACCGACACCGGAGTCTTCAAGTGGGGCGACGGCAGTAACGTCTGGTCTGACCTCCCGGTCGCCTTCGAGGCGGTGTATTTGTCGTTGGAAGGCACCGCGGCAAACTCGGATCTTCTCGGTGGGGTAAGTGTCAACTCGTTGGTGAAGGTCGCCGACACGGACGTCAATCCGACCAACAACACGTACGTCAAGCGGACGGCAGACGGCGGAGTCAAGGCTTCGGACGCAACGGAAGCGACCGAGGTCACGACTCTCCAGCAGCAGAGCGCGGCGATCCTCGAAAGCCAGAAACTCCTCCCCAGCCGGACGGTCACTGCGAACGCAACGCTGGCAATCGGCGACGCTTTCAGGTCCGTCTACGTGAACCACGCGTCTTTGACGGCCAACGTGGTCATCACGATCCCGACAAACGCGACCGTGGCTTTCGCAACCGGCACCGTCATCGAGATCACGGCATATGGCGCCGGCGGTGCGAAGGTTGTGGGCGCCGGAGGTGTCACTCTTCTCGGCGACAACATCGCAATGCCTGGGTGGGGGACGGTTCGTCTGTACAAGGCGGACACGGACTCCTGGCGAGCCACAGTCATCAGTGCAGGCAAGCGTTTGCCGACGATCTGTGTCAAGCGAACCGCTTCTGGCGACAACTACACGACGGCGTACGTCTTCGTTCCCTGGGATACGGTCGACACCGTCGAAACGTACAACCCCGATAACGAATGGTTCTCCATTCCGGGCACGGGACTCGCAACTGCTCGACGAATCATCTGCAACAAAGACGGCGAATATCTTTTCAATCTGAACTTCAACGTCGCCGGCACAAACGTCACTTGGGCGCGAATTGCCAAGATGACCGCAGACAACAGCACGACCGGAATGAACATCATCGGCGTACAGAGCGCGAACGGCGTTTTCGCCATCACGGTGAAGAAGCGAGTGACCGCGGGACAGTCGTTCGGTGTCCATCACGGATTTGCTACCGGTTCGACTGGCGTTGCCGACGCCGAATCGACAGGCGGAAACCCCAGCAACTTCAAGATCATGCGTGTGAGTGACTGACCGGAGGACTAATGTCGTTCTCCTTTTCGTCGGAAGGTGACTGGGCTAAGACCGAGGCATTTCTGCGGAAAATGCAGAAGATGAACATCGATAGCACTCTGCAAGCGGCCGGTCAAGCCGGCGTGAGAGCTCTCAGTTCGGCTACGCCTAAGGACACTGGTCGAGCTGCCATTTCTTGGACGTTCGAAATCAAGAAGTCTGCTTCCGCTATCGAAATCGGATGGAAAAACACCGATGTCGAAGGCGGATTCCCGGTCGCGCTGATGATTCAGTACGGCCACGGTACCGGAACCGGTGGTTATATTTCCGGACGTGACTACATCAACCCGGCCATGCGACCTGTGTTCGATCAGATCGCTGAGACTGTATGGAAGGCGGTGACCTCCGCATGAGCAGCATTGACGAACGCATTGTTCGGATGAAATTCGACAACTCGCAGTTCGGTACTGGCGCTGCCTCGACGTTGAAGCAGCTCGACCAGCTCAAAGCAGCTCTGAAGCTCGACGGAGCCTCCCAAGGTCTCGATCAGATCAGCGGATCGCTTGGGCGGTTCTCGACTGCGGGAGCTCAGGAGCAGGTCGGCGGTTTGTCGGCCAAATTCACGGCTCTTCAGGTTGCTGCCATCACGGCACTGTCGAATATTGTCAACAAGGCGGTGAATGCCGGCACTCAGCTGGTCCATTCGCTGACTTTGGAACCCATCATGTCCGGGTTCCACGAATATGAGACGAACCTGAACTCGATCCAAACGATTCTGGCGAACACGGGGCTAAAGGGCGCCGAAGGTCTGCAGAAGGTCAACGACAAGCTCAACGACCTGAACCACTACGCAGACCAGACGATCTACAACTTTTCCGAGATGGCTCGGAACATCGGTACCTTCACCGCCGCCGGCGTCACACTCGATGTGGCGACGAACGCGATCAAAGGTATCGCCAACCTCGCCGCTGTTTCCGGATCGAGTGCTGAACAAGCTTCTTCGGCCATGTATCAGCTCTCTCAGGCCCTTGCTGCCGGCAAGGTGACCTTGGAGGACTGGAACTCGGTCGTCAACGCCGGCATGGGCGGTAAGGTCTTCCAAGACGCCCTGATCGAAACCGCCCGGGTTCACGGTGTGGCGGTCGACCAATTCATCAAGGACGAGGGATCGTTCCGACTCAGCCTGCAAAAGGGCTGGCTCACCAGTGGAATCCTGACGGAGACCCTCAGCAAGTTCACTGGCGAACTGACGGCCGATCAGCTCAAATCGATGGGTTACAACCAGCAGCAGATCGCTGGAATCCTCGAAATGGGCAGGACCGCTACCGATGCGGCCACCAAGGTCAAGACCATGACTCAATTGCTCGACACGCTGCGTGAAGCAGTGGGGTCGGGCTGGGCTCAGACCTGGCAAATCGTCTTCGGTAACTTCGATGAGGCGAAGAGCCTCTTCACAGACGTCAGCAATACCCTCGGCGGAATGATCTCTAACTCCGCCAAGGCTCGAAATGAACTCCTCCAGGGATGGAAAGACCTGGGCGGTCGACAAGCTCTGATCGACGGTATTTCCAACGCGTTTCACGCACTTCTGTCGATTCTGCAGCCCATCGGCCAAGCGTTCCGACAGATATTCCCGGCCACCACGGCCCAGCAGCTTTACAACATGACTGTCGCGTTCCGTGACTTCATGGCCAAATTGAAATTGGGATCCGACACCGCAAATAACCTCCGGAGGACTTTCGCCGGGTTCTTTGCGATCTTGGGAATCGGCTGGGAGCTTCTGAAGGCCGGGGTCAAATTCTTCTTCGATCTGATCGGGAAGATGACCGGAGCCGGCGGTGGGCTACTGTCGTTCACTGGAAACGTCGGCGATTTCTTGGTTGCATTGCATGACGCGATCAAGAGTGGTGACGCTTTCGGGAAATTCTTCACGGCTCTCGGCAAGATCGTGGAAATCCCGATCAAGGCCATCAAGAAGCTCGCAGAACTGATCGGCAACCTCTTCAAGGGTTCCGACGACAACGTCGACGCCGTGGCAAGCAGCTTCGAGAAGATGACCTCGTCGCTCAGCCCGACGCAAAAGCTTATCGACATGCTCGGCAATGCGTGGATCGGCTTCATCAAGATCCTCGACCGTGTCGGCGACAAACTCTCCAGCGCCGCAAAAGCCTTCGTCAACTGGGCTAAGGGTGTCGGCGAAGCAATCTCTGGAGTCTTCTCCGGTGGGTTGAATTTCGACGCCATTCTCGGTGCTCTCAACACCGGAATCTTCGCAGCATTCTTCGTCATGATCAAGAAGCTGATCGCGAAGTTCAAGGACTTCAAGGTCGACGGTGGATTCCTCGACGGTGTCAAGGATGCGATCGAAGGACTGACCGGAGCTCTTCAGGGAATGCAAAACGCCCTGAACGCAACGGCCTTGCTTGCTATCGCGGCAGCTATCGGCATCTTGACCCTGGCGTTCATCGGTCTTTCGAAGATCGACGCTGGCGGACTGACTCGCGCTTCGATCGCGATCACAGTGATGTTCGGTCAGCTGGCCGCAGCGTTCAAGCTCTTCGACAAAATCAGCACTGGTAGCTCAGCGCTCAAAATAGGAGTACTTGCTGGCGGATTGATCTTGATGGCTACGGCCATCGACATCTTGGCAATCGCCGTCAAGCAACTTTCCGGTCTGGATTGGGACGAACTCGCCAAGGGCATCGTCGGACTCGCTGCGACCATGGCGATTCTGGTCGGCGGAGCTAACGCGTTGGACAAGGCTGCGCCCGGGATGATTCGTTCCAGCACGGGACTGGTTATCTTGGCTGCGGCTATTCGAATTCTTGTCACGTCAGTTGAAGCTTTGAGCAAGATGGACTGGGCGGAGCTTGCTAAGGGCTTGACCGGAGTTGCGGTCTTGCTCGGCGCATTGGCGCTGTTCACCAAATTCGCCGAAGCGGATAAGATCGGTGTCGGTTCAGGCCTCGGTATTATCCTCTTGGCTACGGCTTTGAAGATCTTGGCCAGCGCCATCGGAGATTTCACCAAATACAACTGGGAACAGCTTGCTCGCGGCATGGCTGCGATTGCTGTCGGTCTCGGTCTGATCGTCGGTGCAATCAATCTGATCCCACCCGGATCCGTCCTCAAGGCGGCCGGAGTTGTGATCATTGGCGCGGCTCTGGAGATCATCGGAGACGCCGTCGGCAAGATGAGTAAGATGTCTTGGAGCGAGATTGCCAAGGGCCTGACGGTCATGGCGGTGTCGCTTGGGGCTATCGCGCTTGCAATCGGCTTACTTCCTCCGACTTCCATTGTGAGTGCCGCCGGCATTCTAGTGGTGGCTGCCGCACTGGAGATCCTTGCGGACGCCATGAAGAAGATGGGTGGGATGAGCTGGGTCGAGATCGCCAAGTCGCTCGTTGTCTTGGCTGCCTCGCTGACGATCATCACTCTCGCGCTCATATTTGCCACAGGAAGCGTCGCCGGCTCGGCAGCCATCCTGATCATGGCGGTTGCACTGAGCATGTTGGCCCCCGTGCTGAAAACGCTCGGCGGGATGAGCTGGTCGGATATCGCGGCTGGTTTGGGAGCATTGGCCGGCGTGTTTATCGTGATCGGTTTGGCCGGTCTCGTCCTCACCCCGATCGTTCCCGTAATCGCCGCGCTGGCTGTGTCGATCGGTCTGCTGGGACTGGCAGTCGCACTTGCAGGGCTTGGTGTGCTTGCGTTTGCCACAGCCATGACCATTCTGGCTGCAGCGGGAGCCGCAGGTACGGCTGCCGTAGTCGCTTTGGTCAAGGGATTGGCCGATGCGCTTCCATATGTTGCACAAAAGATCGGCGAAGCGCTTGTTGTATTCGCTCAGGTCATCGCCCATGCAGGGCCCGCAATTCTCGAAGCCATGACCACCGTCATGGAAGCAATGATCGACGCAATCACCCGCGTTAGCCCGAAGATCATCAACCTGCTCACCTCGTTGCTGTTCTTGTTCTTGGACACGATGTATCAGTCGCTGCCCAAGATGGTAAACGCCGGGTTCGCCATCGCCACGAAGGTTCTTGAGGGTATTTCCAAGCGGCTTCCCGAATTGATTCAAAAGGGCGGAGATGTTGTCATTGCCTTCATCCAAGGCGTTGGTCAAACAGTGCCTCGAGTCACTTTGGCTGCCACCATGGTCTTGGTCGCCTTCCTGAATTCCATGACAGCACAGATCCGAGCCAGTAGTGCCGCCATCGGTGCCGCTGGTTGGAACATCGCCAAGGCCTTGGTCGACGGTATTGCCAGCGGTCTTGGATCCCTTGCAGGTCATGCCGTTGGTTTGGCCAGAAGCATGGGTACTTCGATGATCCGTGCGGCAATGGAAGCGATCGACGCCCACTCGCCTTCTCGAAAGATGTACTGGCTGGGCCAGATGTTCGTGCTCGGTATGACGAACGCGGTTCAGGACGACACCCCGCTGGCTTCTAAGGCCGCGGCTGGTCTCGGAAACAAGATGATCGACTCGATGAGTAGCACATTGGGCGGTCTCAACGACGCTCTGGGTGTTGACACCATGGAATTCAACCCGACGATCACGCCCGTTCTCGACCTCTCGCAGGTCAAGAAGGACGCTTCTTCGATGGGTGATCTGCTTTCACTACCGGCGTTCGATGTGAGCGGTGCTTTCGCGAATGCCAAGACCGCCAGCTCCAGTTTCGAGTCCAACCGTAGGACGGACGACGAAGACGGTCAAAATGGTAGTGGTTCCAGTTACACGTTCTACCAAACCAACAACTCGCCGAAGTCTCTGTCTCCGATCGAGCTGTACAGGCAGACAGACAACCTGATTTCCAGGGCGAAGGGAGGGAACTGATGCGCCTTCAACAAGTGAACATCACCAACAGCAGGGGCGCGGTTCTCTCCTTGCAAGCGGAGCAGAACGATGATCCCTACCAGATCAACTCGATCGATGGATTGGACCCAGGCAAGGCGGTTCTCGTTTCGTCGAGTTCTGCCGGCCAGGACGGTGAAACGTACCAGTCCGGTAAACGCCCCGCTCGAAACATCAAGCTCAAGCTCGACTTCGATCCGGATTTCTCGCCGAAGTCGTACAGCGAACTCCGAAATGATCTCTACACCTGGTTCATGCCCAAGACAAAAATCACCCTTCGGTTCTTTTTGTCTACCGGGTTGTACGTGGATATCGACGGAATCGTCGAATCGATGGATGCTCCGATCTTCTCGAACGATCCGGACGCAACGATCTCCATCATGTGCTACCAGCCCGACTTCGTGGACGGTCGATTGGCCTCTGTTCCTGGCTTCACGGCAAGTGACGCTACGAACACGCCGATCGACTATCCCGGAACCGTCGAAGCCGGAACCGTTCTGACGATCAATTTCAACCGAGCGTCGAGCGGTTTCTCGATCTACAACACCGATGAAGGCGGGAAACTTCAACAACTGGACTTCTCATACGCTCTCCTCAATGGAGATAAGCTTGTGATCAGTTCGTTGCCTGGGAACAAAGGCATCACCTTGACCCGAACAGGCGTGTCGAGTTCGGTTTTGTACGGGAGATCCGCTCAGTCGAGCTGGATCAACCTGCAGGAAGGGGTTAATCAATTCCGTGTTTACGCGGTCGGTGACCCCATTCCTTACACGCTCGAATATGCCGTGAGGTACGGAGGTCTGTAGTGGAGATCTATATTCTCGACGACCTCCTGCGGGAAATCGACGTGGTGGACGAGCATCAGTACGAATCGTTCATCTGGACGGAGAGGTACGCGGAGCGTGGCGACTTCCAGATCGTCGCCCGCTCCACCCCTTCGATGAAGAACCGATTCGTTGCCGACACTTTGTTCATGATTCGGGATTCCAAGCGGATCATGCGAGTGAACAAGGTCACCGAAACGATGGACGAGGAAAAGGGCGGGATCCTCACCATCGAGGGTTACGAACTTGTTTGGATCCTCGATCAACGTGTGTCTGCTTCGAAGGACACCGGCGGACATGCCGGCATGTTGTTGTCCGTCACATATTTCAACGGTTGGACTCCTTTGGAGCTGATCGCCGACATGGTGTGGCGTATCTGCATCCCAACGAGTGGATGGACCCTTTCGCCTGGGGATGCGATCCCATTCCTGAACGACGTCCACACGACTCCTGGAAGCTTGTATCCGGCGAGCAACATCCCGGAACCTGCCCCCGGAGGAATTCTGTGGGAACAGAAGCTGGCTAGTCTATATTCCGCCGTAACGGACGTCTGTAAGGCTTACGATCTCGGATTCCGTTTGTACAAGGACCCGAACTCGGCCAAGCTATATTTCGAGGGCTACAACGGTGTGGATCGTACAACGGCACAGTCGATGTACCCACCGGTCGTGTTCTCGAACGACGCAGACAACCTGAAAGACACGAAGGAATACCAGGACAACACGGCTGAGTTCAACGTCATCATCTGTGTGTACGAATACAAGAACCCCGTGGACGGCGATCTGCCCGAGACTTTGACCCTCACGGGCGTGGCCTCGGACCCGCAACTCGCATTTTCCTCCGGGGGGTTCGATCAGAAAACCAAAGTGATCACCGTCTCCCAAGTCCCCGAAGGGATGACAGATCCGCTCGATATCGCCGATTATCTGACTCAACTTGCTGAAGAGGAGTTGACCAGGTCGAAGCCAAGCGACATTTTCGACGGGGAAGCGGACGTCAACTCGAACTTCAAGTACGAGCGAGACTACTACCTCGGAGATATTGTCGAGGTTCGAGGCGACAATGGCGGCGGCGCATTCATGCGAGTCGTCGAACAGATCTTCAAATTCGACGCAAATGGTAAAGCGTCGTACCCGTCTTTGGTGAACAAGGATTCCATTTCTCCAGGTACTTGGAAGTCGTGGAAATACGACGTCAACTGGAAAGACATGGGTTCCGGGGAATACTGGAACAACCAGTAGCGAGAGGAGGTTGCTATGGCCATCGGCGATGCCGCGGCTGCCGCGGGTTATCCCCTGGTGCCCGATCAGGGCCCGGACGGAACCGGCGGGAAGGTCAAAGAGGGATACAACGAGATCAACCGTACTCGAGACTTCATTGCGGCCTTGAAGGCGCTCATTCCCAGTACCAAAGCGGGCTTTCGTGGATCCGCAGGGATATCCTCGGGAACCGCCGAACCAACCGGCGGTACGGACGGAGACATCTACTTCAAGATCTTGCCGTAGGTGATGTATGACTGACTACATCATCAACATCAGTGCTTCTGCACAAATGATGGTTCGTGACACCGGTGGATGGGTGGAATTCTGGTTCCACACAGGACCGCAGTCATGGAACAACGATCAGCAGTACTCCTTCGGAGCGAACGGGTCCGGTTCCGGCATCCGCAAGTTCCGAATGGTGCGTGGCGGAAACTGGCAATTCGTTGACTCGGTGTACGTCGGCTATGACCAGGATATTTCGTGGACCATCTACGGATCTGGTACAGGCTTCCCGACGTCCACGCAAACACAGCATATTCAGCGCTCCACGCCTCCGCAGCCCCCATCGCTGAGGTCGGCAACGCCGATATCTTCAAGTGCGATCAATGTTGTGTTCTGGGACGGTCCGAACGGTGGATCGCCGATCACAGCACGTCAAATCGGCTGGGGGTTCTCCTCCACAAGCCCAACATCTCTCGCATTTTCTGATGGCGATGATCCCATCACGGGTTTGTCTCCAGGACAGAAGGTGTATTTCTGGGCAAGGACTCAGAATGCCATCGGGTGGAGTGGTTGGTCGAATCGTCTCGACGCCACGACATGGCAAGTTCCGCCACCGCCCACAGCACCAACGTTCTACAACGTCACACAGAAATCGGTCGGCGTTAGCTTCCCCTTCACGGTACGTACGGGAAACGCGCCAAACCTGGAAAAGCAATTCAGGTACGGCAAGGATCCCACAGGTGCTGTGATTCTTGGAACGATCAACGTCGACGAAACAATCGAATATATCTACAATCTCGACCCAGGCCAGACGTACTACTTCTGGGGAAGATCGAGAAACTCTGTGGGATGGGGCCCTTGGTCGCCGGCCTACCGACTCGACCTCCTTGCGGGGGCTCGTGTTCTCGTTGGTGGTACCTGGAAACGTGCCATCCCATACGTGAAGTCCGCAGGAGTATGGAAGGTGGCTGAGCCATGGATCAAGGGCGCGGGGGTCTGGAACAGAACCACCCAGTGAAGCACCCCTCTCGATGGTGGGGGCTTCGACCGTGGAAACGCCATAGTACGGCATTGATGGTAATTGGAATTCTGCACATGTTCATGGGATTCCAATACATCGTGACGCCCTCGACCGAGGGACGCGAGCGGGCATTGCTGGTCATCTTGCAATTCGCCCCGATCGATTTCTGGGGCTGCGTGTTCATATTTGCGGGATTGCTCGCAATCGTTTCGACAAAATGGCCACCCCTGGCTGAAACCTGGGGGTACGTGGTTGTCACAGCGCTCTCAACAGGCTGGGCAGCAACATATTTGACAGGCATCTGGTTCTTCCACTCTCCCAAGGCGAATTACTCGCAGGTGTTCTTGTGGGGGGTGTTGGGAATCATGTGGATGATCTTCGCGGGGTTCCCAAACCCTGAGAAAGAGGTGAGACGTGGACGGCGGTAACTGGGCCGCGATTATTGTCGCGGTAATCGCGCTCCTTTCGGGCTTATATTCGGCCCGAGCTTCGTCGAAAGCGTCTACTGTCAACAGCAAGACTCTGGCCGAAACCGAAGCGTACGAACGCGCTCGAAAAATGGACACGGAAACGATCGCAAAGCAAGAGAAGAAAATCAAGGATCTGGAAGAACGAGTTCAGCTCCTTGAGGACCGAGAGAAACAACTGAAAGAAACCAACGAACGACTGGACGAAGATAACGATCGTCTTCGACGGCGCATGACTCGTCTTGAACGTCTGGAAGAACGACTCAAAGAGATGGGATATTCCATTGACTGACACCGGATTCGTCATCCCCCCGAAGTTGTACGACTTCCTGAAGTTCGTGTCCCTCGTCATCCTGCCGGCCGCGGCCGCCCTGGTGATCGCACTGGGCGTTCTGCTGCACTGGAACTCGTCCGAAGTCGTCGCCGGTGTCATCACGGCGGTCGACACGTTCATGGGCGTCATTCTCGGGAAGAGCGCGAGCAACTACAAGCAGAACGACCCCAACGCCGTCGGAGAGCTCGTGTTCGGTACGGACGAAGAGGGCAACGCCGAAGTGCGTCGGATCGCGGTGAATCAGGAGAATCCGGTCTTCAAGGCCGGCAGCAAGATGTACCTGAACGTGGTCCGTCAGATCGATCAGAAGTAGTCGCAAGAAATACATGGCGTATAATGAGACCCCTCGAAAGGATACGCCATGTTCAAGAAGCGTGAAGACCCGATCGAAGCCGCCTACGACGAGCAGCTCTTGCATCTGCTGGAGCTCGCGCGCAAGGAAGAGGGCTACTCCGACGACTACAAGTCGATCATCGCTCAGGCGACCAAGCTGAAGGAACTCCGTACCACGGACCGAATCAGCAAGGAAACCTGGGCGACGATCGGTGCGAACCTCGCCGGAATCGCCATCATCCTCACGCACGAGCGAACGCACATCATCGCCTCGAAAGCATTCGGCCTCGTGAAGAAGATCCTCTGATCAAGCTACACTGAGAGACCTCGAACCATACTACCTGTACACCTCCCCCGTACAGGTAGTATGGTTTTCGGGGACTTTATTTTTTTGGTCGTTCGCAAAAATTACAAGGGCTATAATGAGACCCGTTAAACTTTGAAAGGAATCGAAATGACCCTCAAGGAAAAGATCGTTTTCGGTCTGTACGTCGCCACCGCCGTCGCGGTCGTTGCTGAAGCAACGGTCGTGATCGTGAGTGACGTCAAGCAGAACCGCAAGCTGAAGAAGAACCTGAAAGCCATCGAAGAAGCCGAGAAGCAGAACTGACCTCAACAAACCAACAAGCCCCGAACTGGGGCTTTAGGTTTTCCAGGAGGAATAATGGATGACGAATTTCTGGCATTTCTGATCTTCGTCGGAGCAGTTTTGTTCATCTTTGGAGGGTTGCCTTTACTGGCAATTCTCATTTGGTGATCGCAAAAAACACATGGCTTATAATGAGACCCCACTAAGGAGAAGCCATGTTCAACAAGAAGGCCATCCAGATGACCCTCGTCGACCGTAAGGACGCCGAAGCGGGTTCCGAGACCACCATTGTCAAATCGGTGGATTACGCCAAGATCGCTGAGATCGCAACGGAATCCACCGTGAAGATCGTGAAGATCGCCGGAGCCGCCTTCGCCGCCAACAAGGTTCTGACGACCGTCTGCGAGATCGCCAAGATCGCTGCACAAGCAAAACTGAAGTAATTCTCAACAAACCAACAACCCCGCAAGGGGTTTAGGTTTTACGAAAGAAGGAACAATGACCAAAGGCGAATTCTGGCTGTGGTGCCTCATTTGTGGTGGGGCTATTGCCTTGATGCTCGGTTTTTATTTCGCGGTTGTTGTATGATCGACCCCGAAGATTTCATCATCGTTTTGTGTGACGAATGTGGTACCCGTCATGCTCCAATTCGCGGGTGCCCGGAAAGTGTGGAGCAATGCGAAGAAAATTCACCGCCGCCGAAGTCTTCCTCCTCTTCATAGCTTTACCGCTTTTGATGCTCGCCATGACCGCATGCGTGTTGGGCATCATCTTCTATTTCTTCGGCTGATTCGCAAGAATTACATCGCTTATAATGAAGAGATAGTGAACCGTTCACATACTCTTATTTTTCTGAAAGAAGGAATCATGACTCGCCTCAGCAAGACCGCCCAGAACGTCATCATCGTCAGCATCGCCGTCGCCGTTCTGGCGCTGGGTGTGTCGGTGGTTCTCATTTTCTCGCCGCGCAACGCGTTCAGCGGTCCGGTCGGGCAGAACGCCACCTCGGCTCAGTACAACCCGCAGAAGGTCGACGGAAGCTTCGCACTGCCGCTCGTTCCGCTCGACGGTGACTGGTACATGAAGGAGGACAACCTCGCGTTCTCCGCCAAGGTCGAGGGTCCGTCGATCAAGATCGAGCTGGCCACCTCGGACGGATACAGCGTTACCTACTGGCACGGCACGTTCAAGTCCGCGGAGTCGCCGAACACCATCATAACCTCCGAGAAGACCGAGGGTGAGAACGAGATCGTGCTGTCCCAGGACGCGACCAAGGATTTCACGGTCCATCCGGACGGACTCACGTTCAAGTTCTCCGCGATGGGCTTCAGCAAGATCGTGACGCTGAAGCGATGACCGTACTCGAAGCGATCGTTTGGCTGGTCGGAATCATCACAACCGGCGTCACGATCCGATACACAGTGGGAGCATTCGCCAACGCGAACAAGGTTCTCGAGGAGATCCGATGGGATTTCCGAAAGATCATCAACACCCTCGAGGAAGAAGGCACCAATGAAAACCAAAATGATTCTGAAGGCCGCTGAGAAATTCGTCGTCGACAACTCGCCGGGAATCCTCACGGGTCTCGGTGTGGCCGGCGCGGTGACGACAGCGGTACTGACCGGCAAGGCAAGCTGGAACTCGGCTCTGGAGGTCCGTGATCTCCGAGAAGTTTCCGTCGGAGACGAAAAAGGAGAGCCGACTTCCAAGCAGAAGTTCGAGCTCGTCTGGAAGAACTTCATCCCGCCGGCGGCAGTCGGTATCGTCACGGTCACGGCCATCATCGCCGGAAACCAGATCGGTGCTCGGCGAACCGCGGCTATCGCGGCAGCATTCAAGCTGTCGGAGCAGCTGAACGAGGACTACAAGAAGAAGGTTCTGGAAACGCTCGGATTCCAGAAGGAAGAGAAGATGCGTTCCGAGCTCGCCGCAGAGAAGATCGAGAAGAACCCGCCCGACAAGAGTATGCTCATCATTTCGGGTTCGGACGTGTTGTTCTACGACGAACTGACGGGCCGATATTTCCACAACACGATGGAGAAGGTCCAGCAGGCCGTCAACGAAATCAATCACCAGGTCAACAACTACTTCCACGCGTCGTTGTCCGACTTCTATTGGAAGATCGGTTTGACGCCGACCTCCATCTCGGACGAAATCGGCTGGAACAGCGACGAGCTGCTGGACGTGCAGTACAGCCCCGTCATGTACGAAGGCAAGCCGGCGATCATGATCGGCTACAACAACGAGCCCATCCGGGGCTTCGACCGACTCCAGTAAGGGAGCACGATGTTCAGCAAGACCATCAAGTACACGGACTTCAACGGGAAGACCCAGGAGAAGGTCTTCTGGTTCCACCTGTCCAACGCCAAGCTGGCCGTCCTCGCGTCCGACAAGGGCCTGCAGATCTGGGCCGAGGAAATGGCCATCCTCCAGGACGGTCGGATGATCCTCGAGAAGCTGCGCGAGCTCATCAAGATGTCCTGCGGTATCCGGTCGGAGGACGGCCAGCGCTTCATCCAGACGGAGGCGGCGCAGAGCGAACTGCTGGACTCGCCGGCGTTCGACGAGCTCCTGTTCGAGCTCTTCGTGGGCGACAACGCGTCCAAGTTCTTCACGGCGCTCGTCCCGGAGGACCAGCAGAAGCAGATCCAGGCGCTCGCGATCAAGCAGGGCGTCTCGCCGGAGCAGCTGGCGCAGAACGAAGAGGAGCCGGCCTGGGTTCGGGAAAAGCGGGATCCGACCCCGGCCGAACTGCAGTCCATGAGCAAGGAGCAACTCAGCGCGGCGTTCCTCGCACGAGCCCGCAACCAGTAGCTCCTTGGTGAGTGATGGGGTGTCCGCGAAGGCGCTCGGCCGTACATGCGGCGCGGCAGGGGTCTCCGCCTTATTCCAGACGCCAACCTATAAACGACAGCTGGTGTACAAAAAATGTGCCCATCACTCGCATAAATTACAGGGGTTATAATGAGACCCCCATTTGGAAGGAAATCGCTATGGAAAAGATCAAGATTCTGAAGCGCGCCATCCGTATCGCCGTGAGTGCCGGAACATCCGTCATCGTCCGGCAGCTCATCGAGAACAACGTGGAAGCGGAACGAACGATCGACCAGATCACCGTTGCCATCGCCAGCGTTGCCATCGGTGGAGCTGTCGGAAACTACGCCGGAAACTACACCGACGCATTCATCGACGAAACCGTGAAGTTCGTGCAGGAATTCAAGAATCGTAACAAAACGACCACCGAAGACTGACCTATCAAACCGACAAGCCCATACAAGGGCTTTAGGTTTTCTCGGAGAAGAGGAACATGAGCGAGGAATTCCCGGGAAACTCCAAATCGGTTCGGCAACCGAAGCCGACACCGGAGATGGAGAAAAACATCGAGTCGGTCCTCTCGACGGTGGCAGCCAAGAAGAAGAAATCGCTCTTCAAGCGATTCACGGACGTCATCATCGGCGGCGATTCGAAGACCGTCGTCCACTACGTTTTCGCCGAGGTCATCATCCCGCAGGTGAAAGATCTCTTGGCGGAAGCGACAAGTAGTGGAATCGAGAAGATGATTTACGGCGAGGCCAGGCCGCGAGGACCTCGCTACGGAGGCCGTCCTGCCGGCCCGACCAACTACACGAAGTACACCGTTCGGGGAAACAATCCGATCGGCTCGACGACGCGGGATCCGCGGGACCGACCGCCGAACCCAACTCCGCTCCCCAGGCAACTGGATTACGAAGAGATTCTGCTCGCGACTCGTCTCGAAGCGGAAACGGTTCTCGAGAGACTGTACGATCTGGTCCGTGAGTACGACTCGGCCAGCATCCACGATCTCAAGAACCTCGTCGGATGGTCGCCCAGCTACACCGACCAGAAGTGGGGCTGGATGGACATGCAGGGATCGATGATCCGCCGTGTCCGCGATGGCTACATGCTCGAACTCCCGCGTCCCGTGGCGCTGGACTAACTTTCCAGAAAGAGGAGAAATGAATCTTCCCACCGCTCTCACGTCCAAGTTCGGACGCCAGCTCCTTCAGCTGAAAGTCAACTCCCCCCAGCTCATGTTCGTCGGTGGTGCCGCGGCCGGTGTGGCCGGCGTCGTCCTGGCGTGCAAGTCCACGCTCAAGCTGAGCGACACGCTCGAGGGTTTCGAGGAGCTCAAGGAGAAGAGCAACTACGCGCTCGAGAACCAGGTCACCGACAACGAGGGCAACGTCTACGACGAGAAGGCCCACGCCAAGGATCAGACCGTCATCCGAATCAAGACGATCCTCGCGGTCTCGAAGCTCTACGCGCCGGCAGCGGGCCTGCTGATCCTGTCGGCCTCGCTGATGACCGGCTCGCACGTCACACTGACCCGTCGGAACGCTGCAACGGCAGCGGCCTACGCCTCGGTGGACAAGGCGTTCGGTGAGTACCGTGAGCGTGTCCGCAGCCAGCTCGGCAAGGAGGTCGACGACGAGATGCGCTACGGCGCCAAGCAGGTCTCGGAGACGATCGAGGGCGAGGACGGCAAGAAGAAGGTCGTCAAGCACACGCGGGTCGCGGACGGCATGCCGTCGATGTACGCCAAGTTCTTCGACGAGAGCTCGGTCAACTGGGTCCGTGATCCCGAGTACAACCGCATGTTCCTGCAGAGCCAGCAGGCCTACTGGAACCAGCGGCTGCAGTCCGTCGGTCACGTGTTCCTGAACGAGGTCTACGACGCGCTGGGCCTGCCGCGGACCCGCGCCGGACAGGTCGTCGGTTGGTTCCTCGGGAAGAACCGCGACAACTTCGTCGACTTCGGGATCTTCGACAACATCTCGAACGAGCGAGTCCGGGCCTTCGTCAACGGGCACGAGCAGTCCATCCTGCTCGACTTCAACGTCGACGGCGTCATCCACGAGCTCCTCGAGGACAAGTGATGAATTAGTCTGTCAAGGTCGCCGGCGCTGCACTACTGGGCGCCGGCGTGGGGTTCTTCGTCGGCTACAAGCTCCTGGAGAAGCGGCTCGAGGAGGCGTTCGACGAGCGCATCCAGCGCGAAGAGCAGATGATGCGGGAGCACTACAGCCTCGTCCGGAAGCCGTACGCCACGGCGGAGGAGGCCGCGAAGGACCTCATCCCGGAGCCACCGAAGGCCGACGAGGATCCTCGTGAGCCGAACATGCGGACCGCGTATCACAAGATCGTCCAGAGCACCACGCCCGAGGACGAAGCGGCTGCAGACGAGAAGGAGGCCATCGCGGTCGACCGGGTCGTCAACGTGTTCGAACACGCTCTGCCCGACTACGGCAAGCCCTACGTCATCCCGATGGACGAGTACATGGGGCAAGTCAAGGGATTCGACCAGAACACGCTCACCTACTACGAGGACGACGACACCCTCGTGGACGAGCGGGACAACCCGATGGACGGTCCGGACGACGTTCTCGGATCGAACTTCCGCACGCAGTTCGGTGTGGAATCCAGCGACGCGAACACGGTGCACATCCGCAACGAGAAGCTGGGTCTCGAGTTCGAAGTCGTCCGCTCGTACGGCTCCTACAAGCGTGAGGTGCTCGGCGAGGAGACGGGCTAATGCCCCCCGGGTCATTGGACAATCGATATTTGACTTGGTTGTACAGTCAAGTAGCGAATCCCAATACCCGGACCGGCCCCAGGACATATTGGAATCTCATGAACCAATTGTCCAACACCGAGTTTGTTTGGTTTGTCCCGAACGACGACAACCGAGCTGAAGACGGGAGAGAGTTGAGAGCCGAGTGGGCAGCCTGTGACGGGGCGGAACCCGATCAAAATTGGCTGTCCCTCGGCTGCAGCTTTCTGGAACTGTTGATCGGATTGTCACGACGGTTGGCGTTCGAAGCGGAAGGTCATCCATCCGATTGGTTCTGGCAACTCATAAGCAATTTGGGGCTGTCGGGTTATAACGATGGTCGAGGAAATTTCAAGCACGAAGAAGTGGAAGACATCACCTCCGCGGTTATTTGGCGGACCTACGACCGGGACGGAAATGGAGGATTATTCCCGCTCCGGTGTGCCAGCAAAGACCAACGCAAAGTAGAAATCTGGTACCAGCTCAGTGAATACCTACTGCAAGACTCGTAAGGGGGTTTGATGGACTTCTTCACCATTCAGGTCGACGAGAAGAAAGACGGCGGCCTGACGCTGACCCCCAACTTCCGAGTAGGTAGGTCGAAAGACCTGATGGTGCGAGGTGCTTCATTTTACGCCATCTGGGATGAAGAAGCTGGGCTCTGGTCCACAGACGAGTACGACGTCGGTCGACTCGTAGACGCAGAGATGTACAAATACGCCGAGGAGAAATTCCCCGGGGCGAATGTCACCATAAAGTCAATGATGAACTACAACAGCAAGTCGTGGTTCAACTTCCGTATGTACATGCGGAATATCAGCGATAACTACAAACAGCTCGACGAGAAGTTGACATTCGCCGACCAGAAGGTCAAACGAGAAGACTACGTCAGTCGTCGCTTGTCGTACGCTCTCGCCGTAGACGACGTCTCGGCATGGGACGAAATCGCAGGAACCCTCTACTCAGTCGAAGAGAGGAGGAAAATCGAATGGGCGATTGGGAGTATCGTTTCTGGGGATTCGAAGAAGATTCAGAAGTTCTTCGTGTTCTACGGGCAACCAGGGACGGGCAAGTCTACTATCTTGGGGATCATCGAGAAGATGTTCTCGGGCTACGTAGCGACATTCGAAGCAAAGGCTCTCGGAAGTTCGAACAACTCTTTCGCGACGGAAGCTTTCAAATCGAACCCCCTGGTGGCGATCCAGCACGATGGGGATCTTTCGCGGATCGACGACAACACGAAGCTCAATTCTATCGTGGCGCACGAAGATATCCGCATGAACGAGAAGTACAAGCCCAGTTACGTGGGTCGTGTGAACGCATTGTTATTCATGGGCACGAACCAGCCTGTGAAGATTTCGGATGCGAAATCCGGGATCATTCGGCGTTTGATCGATATCCACCCGACCGGTGTGACCATTCCCCCAAATCAGTACAATTCCCTTATGTCGAGGATCGATTTCGAGCTTGGTGCTATCGCGAAGCACTGCTTGGAGGTCTATCTTTCGCTGGGGAAGAACCATTACAACTCTTACCGCCCTACTGAGATGCAGTTCCAGACGGACATCGTCTTCAACTTCATCGAGTATTTCTACGACGAATTCACCAAGTCGGATGGCACAACGCTGAAGCGTGCTTACGACATGTACAAACAATTCTGTGATGTGACTGGGATCGAGAAGCCCCTGCCGCAGTACAAGCTCCGCGAAGAGTTGCGAAACTATTTCGAGGAGTTCAAGGAGCGTACGGAGGTCGACGGTGAACTTGTACGGAGCTACTACTCAGGTTTCACTGCCGATCGATTCAAAAAGCCAGCAGCCCCAAAAGAAGCGGTGTTCTCCCTTGTCATCGAAGACGAAACATCACTTCTTGATGAGGAGCTGGCAGATCAGCTGGCACAGCTTTCTACTACAGGTGGAACTCCAGGGCTTTCATGGTCCAAGGTCACCTCGACTCTGAAGGAAATCGACACCCGCAAGGAACATTACGTCATGGTTCCCGAGCGGCACATCGTGATAGATTTCGATTTGAAAGGAGAAAACGGTGGGAAGGCACTCTCTCGAAACCTCGAGGCAGCTTCGTCCTGGCCCCCCACGTACGCTGAACTGTCGAAGAGTGGTGAAGGTGTACATCTTCACTATTACTACGATGGCGATGTGGCTGAGCTCTCTCGAGTATACTCGGAGGGCATCGAGGTCAAGGTATTCACTGGCAAAGCCTCGCTCCGTCGAAAGCGCACCAAGTGCAATACTGTTCCGATCGCCACGCTTCACAAGGGTGGCCTTCCTCTCAAGGAGAAATCAAAGGTGCTTGCCGCCGACACAATTCGCAGTGAACGCGGACTGCGTGATCTCATTGCCCGGAATTTCCGTAAGGAGATCCATCCGGGAACTAAGCCGTCGATTGATTTCATCAAGAAAATCCTCGACGAAGCCTTCACCTCCGGGCTTGCTTACGACGTCAGCGACCTTCGTCCCAAACTGGTGGCATTCGCCAACAATTCGACGAACCAATCCATGGCTTGCCTCAAGATCGTCAGCGGTATGCGACTCAAGAGCGCAGACGCTCTCGTTTCTGTACCCGAGCCCCGACGAGCAGCCGACGACACCGATGCCCCGATCGTCATTTACGACGTCGAGGTTTTCCCGAATCTCTTCGTGGTGTGCTGGAAGTACGAGGGCCGGGACGAAATCGTCAAGATGATCAACCCCTCCCCCGAAGAGATGGAGGGTCTGTTCAAGCTGAAGCTGGCCGGCTTCAACAACAGGCGGTACGACAACCACATTCTGTACGGCCGGTACATGGGCTACAGCAACAAGCAGCTATTCGAGCTCAGCCAGCGTCTGATCAACGGCAACAACGCTGCATTCGCCGCCGCGTATTCCCTGTCGTACATGGACATTTGGGACCTCTCGAGCAAGAAGCAGTCGCTCAAGAAGTTCGAGATCGAGCTGGGAATCCCCCACCAGGAACTCGAACACCCTTGGGATGAGCCGGTTCCCGAGGAGCTCTGGCCCAAGGTCGTCGAGTACTGCTGCAACGACGTCAGGGCCACGGAGGAAGTCAAGAAGGCTCGCGAAGGCGACGTCGTTGCGAGGCAGATCCTCGCGGACCTCAGTGGTCTGACGATGAATGACCCGACCGCCAAGCACGCCGCGGCGATCATCTTCGAGGGAGACCGCAACCCGCAGGCGAAGTTCGTCTACACGAAGCTCCAGGAGGAATTCCCGGGCTACGAGTTCGACGCCGGCAAGTCGACCTACATGGGAGAGGAGGTTGGCGAAGGTGGGTACGTCTACGCGGAACCCGGCATCTACGAAAACGTGGTTCTACTGGATGTGGCGTCGATGCATCCGACGTCTATCATCCAGCTCAACATGTTCGGGGAGTGCACTAAGAACTTTGAGGCGCTCGTTAAGGCTCGCCTGGCAATCAAGGACGGCGACTACGAGAGTGCTCGAGGAATGCTTGGCGGAAAGCTCGCCCCGTATCTCAAGGACGTCTCGGACAAGAAGGCCCTCCAGGGACTCAGCGACGCCCTGAAGATCATCATCAACATTGTGTACGGGCTGACGTCGGCAACGTTCGACAGTCCGTTCCGCGACAAGCGCAACAAGGACAACATCGCCGCGAAGCGCGGTGCTCTGTTCATGATCGAGCTGAAGAACCACGTGCAGGAGCTCGGCTACACGGTTCTGCACATCAAGACCGACTCGATCAAGATCGCCAACGCCGACGACGAGATCATCAACCAGGTCACGTTGTTCGGCGAGAAGTACGGCTACAACTTCACGTACGACCCCGACAAGGACGTCTACGAGAAGATCTGCCTCGTCAACGACGCGGTGTACGTCGCGAAGACCGGAGGGGAGGACTCGCATTGGACGGCGACGGGAGCCCAGTTCAAGGTCCCGTACGTGTTCAAGACGCTGTTCTCGGGCGAGCCGATCCTCCAGCAGGATCTGGCCGAGACGAAGCAGGTCTCGAAGGGCCACATGTACCTCCACTTCGAGTCCGGTCCGCACTTCGTTGGTCGGACTGGTCGCTTCATCCCCGTTGTCTCCGGTGGCGGTGAGCTCAAGCGGCACGATGGCGAGAAGCAGTACGCCGTCACCGGCACCAGTGGCTACAAGTGGCTGGAGTCGTACGCGGTCAAGGCCAGCGGCAAGGACATCGAGATGGACACCAACTACTTCGAGGGTCTGGTCGACAAGGCGAAGGCGGCCATCGAGAAGTTCGGATCGTTCGAGGAGTTTGTCGCATGACACGAATTCTGGCTCTCATCATTTCCTTCTTCCTCCCCAAGAAGGTCAAGCTCTACGCCATGCTCGACTGGTTCGACATGTGCGAAGAGGGTCATGTCGAGATCGACTGCCCGAAGTACACACTTCGAGTAGACAAGGTGGTGAAATGAGCGAAAACGCCCCTCTCGCCACACAGATCCCGGTGTACGGCGAGTCCATCGAAAAACAGCAGATCGGCTGGGCGGAGCTTCAGAGTGACGGAAGCGTGACCATCGCCATCGCTCCTGGCGAGTTGGGTAAAGCCGTGGCCGTGCAGTTCGTCGAGCAGATCGAAGGCTTCTTCGTCAGTTTCCAGTACCGGCGAGCCAAGCCGGAGATGACGAAGGTGCTGCCCCGTGACTGACCAACTCGAGAACGGTAAATTCAAGCGGGACGGCGTTCGGAAGATGCGGTTGCTCCTGGTCGACGAAAAGGACACGATCGAACTCTCGACGGAAGAGTCGTTCGATCTGGACGTCGCCGACAAGGTGAAGTTCCGCTTCCGTGTGAACAGTCTCGAAATCGGTACGGCCGATGTCGAACAGGCCGTGAACGGCGGCCTCATCATCGACCTGTTCCTGACCGGCATGTGGACGGATCCGAACATCATGTCCGAGTGCCTGCAGATGAAGGGCTTCATCAGAGCAGAAATGAGGAAAGACTGATGAGCGTCGAGGAGTCGAAGCTCCGAGCCTTGAGCTCCATCGCCGGGTCTCTGAAGGACATCGTCCGGGTCATGACGGCGCTCAACGAGAACCTCGTTGCGTTCGCCAAGCAGACCAAAGAGAGCGACGACAAGTACGACAAGCTCATGGAGAAGAAGGGCGACATGATGGCCCTGATCCCCCGGACGTATCAGCCGCCGGAGGGTTACGCGGCCGGCGGAGCTCCCGAAATCCCGAAAGCAGGTGAGTAGTGGCGAACAACGATCGAAATGTCACACTCGAGAACGTCGTCATCGCCTTCCGAAACTTCGAGGGTAAGGAGGACAAGTACAACCGCGAAGGCGACAGGAACTTCGCAGTCTTCCTGAGCGAAGAGATCGCGGACAAGATGGCGGCCGACGGGTGGAACGTCAAGTACCTCCGTGAACGCGAGGGCGACGAGGGTCCGCCGCAGGCCTACATCCAGGTCGCCGTCTCGTACAAGATCAAGCCGCCCAAGATCGGCGTGCTCACCTCGAAGGGTCTCCGGTACTACACCGAGGAGATCGTCGGTCTGCTCGACTGGGTCGACATCGAGCTGGCGGATGTCACGATCAACCCGTACGAGTGGGCTGTCGGCGGAAAGAGTGGTACGAAAGCCTACCTGTCCAGTCTCTTCCTCAAGATCGCCGAGGACTACCTCCAGCTCAAGTGGGAGGCCATGGCGGAGGAGAGCGTCAAGCAGATCGAGTCCGGTCCGTCCGACGTCATCGAGGGCGAGTACTGGGTGGACCAGAAGGAACTGGAGGCAGCGAAGTGAGTCCCAAGCAGTACATTCCGAAGACTCTCGTCGAGATCACCGGGATGCACTTCAACGCGTACGACGGCACGACCGACGTGGAAGACTGGATGGCCAGTCTGACACCCGAGGACTGCGAGATCTTCCGCGGTCCACTGGGCGACATGCTGTTCATCATCAACGGCGGGTACAACATGACCGTGGAGAACGGTCAGTACGTGTACGTCGACGAAGACGGACTCCACGTCATCAACCAGGGCACCTTCGAGACCCTGTACAAGGAAGCTCCGCCGGCCTGATGTCGTCGGAAGCGAGGAATCTTACGGACAAGAACGCCGAAGAACTCGCTCGCTGGTGCGGGGGTCGGTTGGCACGAGAGCACGACGCTCTTGATCACAGCCAATCGACCCTCGGCATCAACGTCCCTGTCGTCGACGGGGTGCAGCGGGCTTCGGTGGGTGACACCATCATCCGTAGGAACGACGGAAAGTTCGAAATCTTCAAGGGCATCAACCAAGCAATAGGGGACTGAAAGAAAATGGCACCTCCCATCGGTCGCATCTACCACAAGAACTACGAGATCGCCGGCAACAAGTTCACCGTCCAGGTGAGCTACCAGGGCAACATCCCGTCCGGTCATCTGGCACAGATCAAGGGCACCTGGCTGTTCAACCTGATCGTCAACAACACGACCGTCGAGATGGGTTCGTGGTACGACTTGCAGGAGCGCGGCTTCTCGAACGAGGAGGTCTGCGACAGCATCGCCCAGTTCTGGTACGACGCTCAGAAGATCCGGGACGCTCAGGAGCTCGGCGAGAAGGACATGGAAGCCGATCTGAAGAAGATCGTGGATCGGTGCAAGCTCTTCCTCGACGGCTACCTCATGCAGGAGGCGTACGACTACGACATCCTGATGTCGCTGCTGACGGAAGAGGGCGGCTGGACCGTCATGATCGAACCCAACATCCCGAAGCTGGTCGACAACCGGCTGTTCGTCTTCGACCACAAGGCCGCGGAGCCGGCAGAAGAAGTCACGTTCCACAGCTACGTCCGAGACCGCTCGCTCGACCTCAAGCTTCCCTGACAAACGCCCCAACAATTTCCGAAAGAGAATCAAATGGAACTCCAGGAATTCGTCCGCAGGCCGTTCCCCGTCAAGGCCGTGGAGGTCAACTTCAACAACGCCTACGAGATCGCGGAGTGGTGCCGCGGGCGTGTCGAGCTCAAGGAGACCCGTCTGATGGGCGGTGCCGGCAAGGGCGTGATGGAGCTGCCCACCGTCGTCTTCAAGGGGACCGGCGACAACCGCGACAAGGAGTTCACCGCGGGCCTGGGCGACTGGATCGTCGAGCTGCGCGGCAACTTCCGCGTCTTCAAGAAGGCGCAGTTCAAGGCGACGTTCGAGCCGGTGAAGGTCAAGAAGGAATGGGACGGCGACGGGGTGCTGGACAAGTCGCCCTCGGTCGACGACGAGACCGAATCGGTGCGTCAGGCCATCGTCGACGGCGTCGAGCCGCAGGAATACAGGGACTCGGAAGACGAGGCGCTCGCCAATCAGGAGCGTGAGGACGCCGAGCACCGCCACGGGCACGACAACTCCTCGGTCGACGGCCAGGAAACCGTTCACGTCTCGCTGTAACACATCCAAGCTTCACCCAGAAAGATTTCGTCTGAAAGAAGGAATGATGGTCTACACCGCCGAAAGTGTCGATTTCGACAACTTCATGCCCGTCGACGCGGGCTACGGACCGCGCGAGATCAGCGCCGAAGCCGCCTACGTCTCCGAGCACAACATCGGTCAGTGGTCGCTGGAGTTCGAGAAGGACCTCGGGAAGGACGACAACGGAAAGGTCTGTTTCTACTTCTCCGCGGCGCGCGAGCCGGAGCCCCCGATCCACCTCAAGATGGAGTCCGGCGTCTGGATCATCAAGATCTGGGGCGAGCTCCACATCTTCGAGGACGGCATGTTCCAGAAGACGTTCGACGTCCCCAAGGAGCAGCTGAGGGCCGTGCGGATGGCCAACCACCGGAAGTCGATCGAGCTCGAGGAGCAGTACAAGAAGGAGCTGGAGGAAGAGCGGGCCGAGTTCGAGAAGGAGTTCGACGAGAAGCTCAAGCAGGCCGCGGACTCCGGCGACTGGAGTTCACTCACGAAGCAAGAGGAGTACGTCCTGAGGATGCGGCTCGCGGACGACGACGAGATCCGCGCACTCATGGCGGCTGCAGTGGAGCGGGCGGACAAGAAGAGCACGGAACCGCCCCTCACCCGTGTCGGGAAGGACTACCACGCCGGCAGTCTGTACAAGTCGGACGGTGCGGACCCGAGCATCTACGGGGGAATCGACGAGGAGCTCTTGGAGGTGCGTGTGTATCGGGCTACGGGCGAGCAGGTGCTCATGCGCATGGGTACGTACGACTTGCTCTCGAGCGGAGCGAAGAAGATGTACGGCCCCGTCGAGCGTCTGACGAACCTCAGCGGCAGCAAGGATCTGCCGCTCTTCGAGGAGAAGGACACCGCGACGATCCGGCGAGAGCAGGAGGAGCGCAAGCAGGCCGCCTTGGTCGAAGACGTCGAGCAGACGCAGTTCGTTCCCCAGGTCTCCATCCCGCTCGGCCCGCCGGCGCCCGGTGAGCTGATGAAGGACTGGAAGAAGGTCGAGGAGGAGCGGATCGCCAAGGAGCCGATCTACCCGGAGGGTGACGAGCCGCGGACGAACCGACAGAAGGTGGACCGAGCTCGAGAGCAGTTCCTGTCCAACGAAGAGGTCGACCGCGCTTCGAAGGCTCCGGTGACGGAAGTCTGGGGCACCGACCAGCAGTAGTCATGCAACTGGAAGACGTGCCATTCTTTGATCGCTCATCATTTCTCCCCACCCTCAATGGATGATGGGCAATGTGGGGCCGTCGGGTGTAGACTTGGGGTTGGTCGCACCACCAATTCTGTAAGAAGTACGAACGAATAGGGAGAATCAGTGACCGAACCGCCGGATGATAATCCGGAAGACTTCGACCCGGAACTATTGGACGAATTGTCCGACTTCCTTGCTAGTGAGCAGTTCGCCGAACTCGAAGACGACATGCTTCTCGATCAGATCGGACGAGGAGACGACAACCGAACGATCTACGACGAGCTTCCCGATGAGGAAGAGGATCTTCGGGACGATCTGTTTGACGCTCAGGAAGCAATTCTTGAAACGCCTATCCCCGATCTGCTCTCTATCGAAGACGCCGCAAAAGCTATTGCCGAAGGCAAGAAAGCATACGAAGAACGTAAGGCCGCAGAAAAGCGAACTCAAGGAGAGGTAGAAGACAAGATGGCCATTTCGGATGACGCCCAGCAGGTTGCACAGATCGCCAACGACGAGACTGCAAGTCAGGCGATGGAAGGAGCGATCGGGGCGCTCAACGACGCCATCGGTTCTTTGAACGCAGCAACCACACAGCTTTCGACGGCTGCTCAGAACCTCCAGGCCGCTGGGGATTCCGCTTCGGGTCAGGCGACTCAGGCGGGAAACCTTCTGGGAGGCGACGGGGGTCAGTCGATTTCGGCCCAGGGACAGGCGTTGGGTCAGGCCATCAGCGACGCGCTCTCGAAGATCGCACAGATCGACATCGGGGAAGCGATGCAGAATCTGCAGGGGGTCGACTTGGCCCAGCTGCAGGGACAGATCCAGGCTCTGCGCGACGCGATCAAGGCCGCGGCGCAGAAGCACCAGTAGACCGATTTCGGCAGTGTTACATAGAGAGGAGGCGAGTGATTTGATCATCCACTTCGACGGCAAGGACCAGTAGTTTTCGGCATCTAGGCCGGCGTGGCGGGGGTCCCTTCGGGGGCTCCCGCCTCTTTCTAGTATTTCGTTTAACGGAGGAATGGTGGAAGACCTTGGAGAGTTCATCAGCATCGATGAATTCCATCGAACGCATCTTGAGGCCACACCAGAAGTTAGCGCTCACGCAGCTTACCTCTGGGAATATCTTGCAAGGCGGGGTCGGATCGGGAAAGAGCATGGTTGCGGCAGCCTACTATGTTTCAAAACATGCGGATCGCGACGTCTATGTGATCACGACGGCGAAGAAGAGGGACAGCAATGACTGGCAAAGAGAATTCGCGCGATTCGCTGTCGGAATGGACGAGGGGCAAACTGTCGCCGGTATCCTTACCATTGACTCTTGGAACAACATCCACAAGTTCGAGCACATCCGAGGAGCCTTCTTCATCTTTGATGAACAGCGTCTGGTTGGTTCGGGCGGCTGGGTCAAATCGTTTCTTCGTATCGCCAAGGACAATCAATGGATCCTACTATCGGCGACCCCTGGGGACAATTGGCTGGATTACATACCTGTCTTCCTCGCAAACGGCTTTTATCGAAATCGAACCGAGTTCAAGGCACGCCATGTTATCTACCGAGCTTATAGCCGATTCCCTCAAGTGGATCGATACGTGGACACGGGGCGACTCGTAAGGCTGCGCAATCAGATCATGGTGCAAATGCCGTACGAGCGGCATACGAAGCGCCATTTGGTATTACTGCCTGTCGAACATGACGTTGAATTGATGAAGCGGGCCATGCGGGATCGCTGGAATCCGTTCGAAGGCCGTCCGATTCGGCAGTCGGCTGAGCTGTACTCGGTGATGCGGAAGATCGTCAGTCAGCACCCAACTCGTATGGGTGCGTTGAGTGAAATCATGACAAAACACCCCCGTCTCATAATTTTCTACAACTTCAACTACGAGTTGGA